AATGCAATACCCTGTAATACTTGTCCAGATGTTTTTAATAAGTCTTGTAATTCAAAATTTGCTAAACCAGCTTTATTTGCAAATTCTTCTACGAATGCGTTTAGTTCTGCCCCACTTTCACCAAACACAACATCAAATGCTGATCCAGCTTCTTTAGCACTAGAAGCCAAATCAACCATTTCTTTACCAACGGTTACAGCTGCAACTGACGCTAATCCTAATCCTGCAACCGTAGCTTTTCCAATAGCACCAGCAGCATTACCAAATGTATTTAATGCTTTTTGTCCTTTTGTTAATGATTTAACAAACTGGTCGGTTTTACCGACTATTGCTATTGATACTTTCTTTTCAAATGCCATTATTTAATTGCCTTTGTTAATGCGTCATACATACGTTCATTGTATGTTTCTAATATTTCATTTTGGTTTCTGCTAATAGTTTTACCTACTACATAACCTTGTTTACCTAATTTAGTAAATGAACTGTCGCCACGATCTCTTGCGTTACCAATCCATTTTCTATAAGGAAACTTTGCACCTGGTCTTGAATACGGTAAACGTCCTACTTCAGAAGCAGTTATTGCCCTTGTCTTACCACCACGAACTGGTACATATTGAAATCTACGACCAAACTCCATAGATAATGCTGTTGGGTATCTATCGTTTGATTTAATATTTATTTTTGCTTCGGATCTAGTTCCTGAAGCTGTCATACCCATAACAGAACGATTAGCTTTTGGTACTGGTTGTTTTCTACCTAATGTACGGCTTTCAGTTAATTGTTCTTTTGCAATCTCTCTATGAAACTTTGATAATGTTTTTAGAACATCTTTTTTACCATATTGTTTTAATTCATTAACAAGTTCTCTAACTTCGCTGTTATCTATTGCTAAATCGGTTTTTTTAAATGTTCTTGCCATATCAATTATCGTATTTCTTGTTTATAACCCTTACTAATGCGTAAAACATTTCTAAATCAAGTTCTGCAAGTTCTTGTGGACTTATACCAGTTTCAACTGCAATAACTGCAATTAAATCCTGAAAACCACTTACGCTTTTAAATTATCACTTGATCCATTAATGTCTAGTTCTTCTACTAAATTAATCCAAGTGTCATAATCTTCAGTTACGCCATTTCTTTTAGCACCTAACCAAGCTAAATATAAAAGCCACTCATAACGACTTTCTTCGTTTAGCTTGGATATTGGTACATCAAATTTGCGTTCAAACTGAACAATATCTATTGGTTTAATTTTTACTTCAAACTTCTTGCCGTCTTGCATAACGACAATCATATTGCCCATTATGAAGTTGCTCTAGTTATTGTTCCAGAAGTTGGAAACGATATAGACATAGTTGCAAGTTCACCTACACCATTAGCTACTGGTATATGTTGATTTACAAGCACGTTACCAGAATAACTTGGGTTAGTTGCACTTACAGCACTAGATGTTGGTTTTACAACGAAAGCTGTTGTAGTACCAAGTAGTGGCCATAATGTAGCGTCTACTTCTGAAGCAGCGAAATCTTGTTGGAACTCAATGGATAATGTTCCATCTTTAAGTCCACCAGTTCTGGATTGAAATGTATCACCCATAGCTGTTGTTACAATTTCATCTGCTGTAATGTCTAATGTAACGCTTGAAACGTGGTCTGATAGATCAACGCTGTTCAAGGTTACACTAGCGTCTGTTAAAACAAATTTTGCCAATGTAAACTCCTCTCTTACATAAGTTTATAGTTTAGTAAAGAAGTTTAATTGTGTTTGTTATTCTATGCCGATTGTTGCGTGAATAGAAAAACTTGGATCAGTTCCAGATATTGTGTAGTTAAGTCTAAAGTAATCATCTGTTATTGCACCAGCTGCACTTTGGAAATCTGCACCGATTGCAGTTATGTCGCTAAATGTAATGACATCAGTTGGACTTGTAAAACTAGCGTTGTCATCTGATTGTAATTTAAAAGTTATTGTAGGTGTTGATGTTCCACTAACACCGTAACAATGTATTGCTACGTATATCTTTTCATCAGCACCTACTGCACCAAGCTGTACGCCTGTTGAATTGCCACTAGATGTTAGATCTCCGTCTATCTCTATTTTGCCTTGAACCACTTTATCTGCTGATTGCGATTTAGAAATACTAAATGGTGCAATCTCGCCAACTGTACCAAACATTGAATATGTGAATAACCTGGACTTCATAAAGTAAGCTGTATTGCCAACACCTGCGTCTGGTACTGTTGTAACAATCAATTCGTTGCCTACAGAAGCACCTAATAATGCGTCTGGCTTATTAGATCCAGCTTCATAAAAACCGTCCATTGTTAATGTACTATCTTTTAATCCACCTAGTTTTTCACGAAAGCCACCACTATTAATTGTTGTAGCGTCTAGTTCTTCAGCGTTTATTTCTAAATTTACGCTAGTTATGTGGCTAGATAAATCATAACCATCACTAAATACTTTACCGTCATTAAATACAAATTTAGCCATTATCTATTTCCCACGCTTCATTAACATCTGGTGTGCTTTTATCATCACTTTTAAATGTGCCATCTTTCTTTCTGGCACGTCTTTTTTTAATAGTAGTAGGTTGTATATGTCCACCTTTTATTAATGACTTAGCAACATTTTCATCATCAATAGTAATTGTGTCGCCTTTTTCTTTACCCATAACTTTTTTGTTACCAATAATCTTATATTTTGCCATTAACTACCTTTCGTATAAACTTCAATACTTAAATTAGCACCAACACCGTCAATGCCGTTTAAATTTACATCAGCTGCGTAATTAGACATATTAACTACCCTAGCGTCTGTATCTGTAAGTCCTAACGTTCTATTATTGTATATTACTTGTCTAATACTTGATGACCCACTTCCTGTAATAAATGCGTCTAGTTTATCTTGTGCAGTTCTACTATCTGCACGTTGTACTGCTACTAGTAAATCAAATGTGTATAGATCAGTTCCCCTTTGCATAGCTAAATCAAATTCTATTTCTGTAGGTATAAATATTGCAACTGGAAAGTTTATTGCATTATCTGGAATAGTATCGTAACAACGTAGTCCAGTAATGTTATCGCCTATGGTTGTTTTTAAACCATCACGTATTTCTGACAATGTTGCCATTACGCAACACCTAAAACTGTGCCTTTACGAAATGGTGCTATTAGTCGTGTAATCTCTCTGTTTTGTTGAATGTTTACTACACCGAAGTCGCCAACACCAGCAACGCCTAATGGTGCGTTACGCATAGCAAATAATTCACTAGCTAACATCAATGTAGCTTGTTTAATTTGTGTAGGTACACTTGGATAACCCCATTGTGCTGTAATTTCTGCACGTGGTCTGTTACTTGAATAATCTAATGGCCATTCGTGGTTGCCATCACTTATTAATTCTACAATGTAATAAGGATTGCCTGTAATACCACCGACAATGCCATTTATCGGTAAAACCTGGTAATCGGAACTTGATACTGTGGTTTCATACGTTCCGTCATCATCATCATCATATTTAACGATTAAACCTGATGTGGTTGAAATATCATCAACACGCAATCTGTATAGATCATCTGTAAAAAACTTACGTGCTGACGCTGATCCATCTTGGTAAAAATATCGTCCACAAAAAGCGTCTATCTGCCTACTAGCTGCATTTACAGCGTCATCAATTAGCGTATCATCAGCTGTATCGCTTGTAGGTATGCCAACAAACGTCTTTAATTCATCTTGTGTACAGTAACCATTAGTAATTGCCATAAGGTTTATCTACCTTTCTTTCGGCCTTTACCTTTGCCACCTTTCATTTTTTTACCGTAATGTTTTGGCATTATTACTTCTTGTCTATTTTCTTTTCAGCTTTAGGTTTTGCACTAGCTTTTTCAACTTTGCCACCAGCTTCTTTAATAGCTTTTTTTACTTGTTCAGCACGATCTGCTTTACCGTAAATTTCATAATGCTTTAATTCTTTTTTTAATGCTTCTATTAATTCTTTGTTTGCCATAATTGTTTCCTTATGCAGTTTGGTGTATCAGTTGCCTGACACACCATAACTACAATTTTAATTAAAAGGTTGGTGTAACCAATCCTGTTCCACTCATCTTTGAAATACCAAGTGGGTATCTACCAGAAGCGAAAGCAACATAACCATAAACAACCATCTTGGTTGTAAGTGATCCTGCGTTTGTTTCCTCAAATTTAAGTTGAAATAAGTTATCTTCAAATAAGATATGGTCATCAGCTTTAACTAAGAATATTTCGTCCTCGTTAGTACCTGTACCACCATTAGTAATAATGTTAGCGTCAGTAATAACTGGGATACCTAGTAATGAACCAACAACGTTTCCGTATGCAGCTGCTTCACCAACACCTACAGCGTTATCTGGGTTGTTTCCAGCTGGAACAACTAACGGTCTGTTAGTGCTATCTACTCCTGCTGTAATGAAACCCCAACGTCTTGGGTGCATAATGAACGCACTAGCTGGTGCGAACCTATTTGAATTGATTTCTTGAACTTGATCTGCAAGTTTAGGATATAATTCAGCAACAGTTGGACTTGCGTCTGTGTATGTTGTTGTATTGATACCTGAAACGTTAGAAATACCTAATGGTTGTCCAGATGAACCAGAACCGTTAAGCATTAAGTTATCAAGTTTTGTGTAATATGCAGCAACTAAGTCTTGGAAGATAATATTTTCCAATGAAAAACCTGGTTGTCCACCTCTTTCAAGAGCTTGTCTTGAAACGTCTTGCTGACCTGCAATAGTATCAACATTAACTGTTAATAAGGTGTCGTCCATATTTGTTTCTTG